GTTGTCAGGCCCTCGAGGAGGCCGTTGTCCACAGGCCCCTCCCCCATAGTCCACAGGCTGGGGATATCCTGTGGATAACTTCTGGGGATAAAGGGTTGTGGATAACGGCTACTCGAGGGCGTTATGCACAGGGTAGACCCTTAGCCGGATGGGCTAGGGGGTTGGTGGTGGGGTGGTGCGCCTCCTCTCCCTGTCGTAGGTCGCTGCCTTGCTGCTGTTGCATTGTCGACACAAGACTCCGAGATCGTGGTCGACGACGAGGTCGTAGGCGGGGTGGCCGGGTCGGCCTGGATGGTTGGGCATTGTCCAGCCTGGACAGTTGAAGCCGTGAAGGGTGATCCACTCGAGGCGTAGTTGTTGGGAGTTGTAGCGCCAGTTGCCGGCGTACTCCTCCCTCCTACCCCTCGCCCTACCCCTGGCCCGTTCGTAGGTCCGTCGGCATGGTTGGCATGGTTGGGGTGGGGTTACCCATCCCCCACATGTTTCGCATCTTCGAGCTGCCATTACAGTTCGGCGAGTTTTTGACGGCCGGCGGTGGTCAGGGTCTGGACACGGCCTTCGGAATCACTGGATGTCTGTCGTGTCTTTGGGTGTCCGGTGATGTCGATTACATAGCTGACCCATTCAAGCTTTCGACACTCTCCGAGACGGGTTGCGACCTGGTTGCGACTCATTCCGATTCGGTCGGCAATTTCGGCAGCTGTCTGGTCACCATAGGTTTGGAGAAGCTGCATGACAGTGTGGCGTTGCGAGCCGAACTTGATTCGATTAGATGGCGCTCGAGCTGCTTGCTGTGACGTCTCTGGGTGGTAGCGGCCGACCGACGGTTGCAATGTGTGGTCGATGGTTCCCTGACCGTGGCAAGTTGGGCAGGTGATCTCGGCGTGTTCTAGTTCTGCGATGTGGTCAAACAGTGATGAAGTCATGTTGCTCCTTGGGGTTTAGAAGATGGGTTGTGTTTGTTGTGTTTCTGGGGTGGCCTCGGACCGCGTCCCCCTATAGGGGGGGACGCGTCCCGTTTGGCTCGCTGCTACCGCGTCCCGTTGGGGGTCTACCGCGTCCCGTTTTTCTGAGTCTGTGACGTGGGGTTTTGTTAGCGCGTCCGGCGCGTCCCACTTTTCACCCTGCGCGTCCCGCTGTCGCGTCCCGTCGAGCGCGTCCCGCTGGATTTCATCGCGTCCGACGCGCTTGTGCGCTTGTGAATTGGTGGTGATTCCGGCTGTGAGTCTCATGTGTTCCTGGCTGTTCGCTGCCTGTTTGCGGAACTTCAGAGCGGTTCGGATGCGGCTGTCTCTCATCTTGTGGCCTGCTTCCCTCACGGCTGTTTTGGCGGCGTTGAAGCCGACGTTGTCGGGGAGGTTGAGTGACTCGAGGAGGTCGGCGTCTTGGCGTGTGCCGTCGGGCCATGCTTGGTCTTGGGCGTCGATGACATAGTCGTGGCCGTGGTCGGTTTCGATGCGGCTGATTCGAATGTCTTGGGGGACCCAGGAGAGGCGTGAGTGTGTGCGGTTGAGGCGGACTCCGTCGCCTTTGTTTGTGTTGGTTCGTGAGAGCTGCCAGACAATGTCAACGTCGTCGGCTTTGGCGCTGGATCCTCTCATTCCTTTTTCGACGGATTTGCCGGAGTGGTCGGTGCGTAGGACTGCGACGCCTCGGGCTTTGAGTGAGAGTCCTGTGTGTCGGTAGAACGCTCGGACTGTGTCGGCTCGGTCTTCGTCGCCTTCGACTGCACGGCCGAAGGTGTCGACGACTACGAGTTCGGCTTGGGTTTGGTCGACGAGGTGGAGGAGGGCTGTGGCTCCTTCGATGGTGTCTAGGGGTGGGAGTGAGGGGAGGAGGGCGTAGTGGAGTTTCTCGAGGTTGTCTTGGGGTCCGTAGCCGAGTTCTGTGAGACGTTCGATGAGGTCGTCTTCTGTCATTTCGTAGTCGAGGTAGAGGACGTTTGTGGGAATGGCTCGGGTTTGTCCGAGGATTCTGCTGCCGGTGGCGACTGCTGCGACGATGGCGAGGGTGATGGTGGATTTGCCTGCTTTGGCTGGGGCGTAGAGGGCGATGGCTCGGCCTTTAGGGATGATGGGTTCGGCCAGCCATTCCTCGTCTGGTCGGTCGTCTGTCCAAAGTTTCGTCCAGTCGACGAGGTGGGCGAGTTCGATCCGGTTCTCGAGGTGTTCGATGGAGGGTTCGGGTGGGGTGATGAGTTGGTTTGTGAAGTAGTTGTCGAGGGTTTGGGTTTCTTGTGTGAGGAGATGTGTTGCAGCTGCTGAGCGGTTGCCGTTGTGGTGTCGGCAGGCGTAGTAGCCGAAGCGTGAGTAGGAGTCTTCGGGGAGCCATGGGATGGAGGAGGTGAAGGTGGTGAGGATGTCTCTGCCTTCATGGCCGACTGTGGCGGAGATTCCTTCTCGAATGTCTTTGCCTGGTCGGGTCCATTGGGTTTCGCCGGTTGGGAGGGTGGCGGCGAGGGTCCAGCCGTCAGCGTGGAGGAGGTCAGGCCAGGTGGTTTGTTGGTTGTATCTGGCAGCGATTGAGTCGGTGTCTGACGGCTTGGCGAGGTTGGGTGGTGGTTGTGTCGGTTCGGGTGTGGTGAGGAGTTGCAGGAGCCATTCGGGGGCGTCTGCGATGGTGTCGCATCCGTGGTCCCATTGGTAGGCGTTGCCGTTGGGGTGGATGGTTGGTGGTGCGACGATTTGGCCGCCTATGCCTCGGATGTCGAGTCCTGGTCCGAGGCGTCGGCCGGCGTCGTTTCGGATCTCCTGGCCGGTCGGATAGGTGAAGAGGAGGTGCCAGCCGCCGGAACCGGTGATGGACATGAGAGTTTCGGGAAGTCGTCCATATTGTTCCTCGAGGTCGGCGAGGGTTTCGTCTCCGGCTTTGGTGTCGGTGATGTCGACGTCGAGAACGAAGAATCCGGTTTCAGGGCCGGTGGCTATGCCGATTCCGTGGTCGTGGTAGGGGCCGGTGAACCATTCGGTTATGAGTTCCGGATCTGCTGTGGCGATGTTCTGCCAGCCGTTCAATGCCGGCCGCTTTTCCCCTGGTCGGATTGGAACGATTCGCCAGCCACGGTTGGCGTACTCGAGTGCTGTCGGGAGCGGGGATGTCATTGTGTGCCGAGTTCCATTCCGGTGGTGTCTTCAATGGCGGCCATGAGTTCCATCATTCCGGACAGATATTTGGCATTGGTTTCACAGAGCAGCTGGATGAGGGCGATGGCGTGGCAGAGGTCTTCGTCGAGGGTGTCGGGGTTGGGCCAGAACCTTTGGTTTTTGAGTGCTTGGAGTATGTCGTCGGGTGTCATGCTGCTCCTTCGAGGTAGGGGTCGATCCAGTGGGGCCAGATGATGATGGGGTGGAGTCCGAGGCCGATGGCTGCTCGGTCGGCTGTGTTGTCGGTGAGTCCACGTTCGAACGATCTGTGGAGGGTTCGGGCGGGGATGCCGGTGAGGTAGGCGAGTTCCACAAATTCGGTGGTTCCTGCCGCTTGGAATAAGGGTTGGATGGGCCAGTAAAGGGTTCCTGGCTGTTGAATGTGCTGATTTTCGCTGTGGTGCTTATCTGCTGCTCGGTTGGCTTGGCGGCAGGGTTCACATCGACAGCGATGGTAGGAGTAGCAGGTTCTGGTTCCGTGTTTCATCGGCCGTTGACTGTCCACCAGGTGAGGAGTGCTTGGCAGGTTTCGCAGTCGGGGCCGTGGTGGTGGCGGTGCAGTTTCATCAGCTGCTTCTCGAGCAGGTTGCCGGCGTTGCGGACGAGTTCGATGTCGGTGTGAGAGATGAATACTTCTGGAATGTTGGGGTTGTGGTTCATTAGATCCATCCAAACTTTCGTGAGCAGCCCGGCCACGCTTTCCAGCCGGAAGAGGCCAAGACTTTCTCAGCCACTGCGATCTGTTCTTCTCTTGAGGCTTCCCATGGATGGGCGGCGTATTCGCTGCCACCAAAGGACCGCCAAGTGGAATAGGAGCGTTGATGCATGAACTGGAGGCCGCCTCCGAATCCGTTGCCGGTGTTTGCTGCCCAGTTGCCGCCGGCCTCACATTGAGCCAAACGATCCCAGTGTGATCCGTCGCCCTGGTCAAAGTTCGGGACCGGACGTGGAGCCGGTGCTGTGGTGGTGGTTGTGACTGTGATGAGGTAGGCGTCGAGGTCGGCTAGCGCGCGCGCTGCGTTGTCGGTGAAGTCGTAGCCGATGACTTCGACGGGTTGCGACTGTGGTGGTGTCTGTTCAATTTCGGCGACTGCTGGGGTGGAGCAGCGGGCGAAGATGACAGCTGCTGCTAGGAGGAGTGCTATTGCTAGACAGCCGGCGGTTGTTTCTTTCCAGTGGCTTTCGGTTTCATCCATTGCGGGTTTCCTCGAGTCTTTCGTGTGCAGCTGCGACAAAGCACGGCCAGCACGGGTTGTGGGGTCGAGTATTCGTTGGCGCATTTTGGGCAGCGCCAGTCCCGATGTTTGTTTGCCGAGGTCACGTCAGGGTTCGGGAGCGGTCGTAGATGGGGAAGGGGACGTTGTCTGGGTCTCGTCGGGTCCAGGAGGCGAGTTTCTGGGCGATCTGGAAGGCGTCGGCGTGATTGTTGGATGTCGCCAAGGTGATCCGTTCCGCTCCTTGTGACGCTTCCACTAGGAAGAGGTTTCGGTGGTGGTCAGTGCGGATGAGGATGTGTGCTTTGTCCATGTCTGGTCTTTCGGGTTGGTGAAGCAGCCCCACCACAGTTCGGGTTGTGGTGGGGCTGCTTAGGTCAGGCGCTCGGTTTGGTGTCTGCCAGATAGGCGTCGAGTGCCCTACGGATGAAGGTGGATCGGTTCACTCCAAGACGTTTGGCTGTCTCGTCGATTTGGTCGATGAGGTCCTGGTCGAGTTGTGCGCCAATCAGTCGCTTTCCCATGTCACATCAGGTCGTCGGCGCTGATTGAGGCCGGCTTGGGTGGCTGGTATTGGGCAACATACTTTTTCGCTGGGTTGAGTCCGGCTTTCGTCGGTGGCTCGTCTTCCTGGTACTTGACGGCCAAGATCCCGCCGGCCTCGAGGTTGCAGTCGGCCTTCGTGAGGGCGTCTTTGATTGCCCCAAGCATGAATCCTTTGGCGAAGATTCGTGTTTCCTCTTGGGTGTCCTGGTCGATGCCGGTGAAGACGAACTGCATTTTGGGTTTGCCGTCTGCCCAGGTGATGGGTTCTCCGGTGATGAAGTCGGTTTGTTGCCGTTCTTCGAGTCCGGTGATTTTGATTTTGACCATGTCGCCGATGTTCGGGAACTTGGCAATGTTGCCGCCACCTTTTCGGGTGAGGGCCTCTGCTGCTGTGTTGTCAAATGTCACTGTTGGGTTTCCTTGTCTGTCGGGGAGCCACCTTTGATGGCTGTGACGATGTCACCTTCCAACCGGCAACCGTTCTCATCCCACATTGGGACGAGGTCGAGGTTGTTGATGGCGGTGACGATTCCGAGAGCCGCTTTGGCCTCGGCCTTTCGGAGAGTGCCAAAGGCGTCTCCGAGAGAATGGTGAGGGATCTTTTGGTCGGTCGCATTGTCTAGCACCGTCCAAGTCAGCTCGTCATCGCGATGAACAGCAAGGTCGATGATGGCTTGGCAGATCAGGTAGCGACGTTCCGCTGGGATCCCTTGTGGCGGTGAGAGTGCGAGGGTTCGGCCACAAGCTTTGGCGTCCTCGAGAATGTTTTTCACCCAGAGGAGCGCTTCTTCTGGGAGTTCCATTGCCCGTTCGTTGAGTCGGTTGATGATGTCGGTGTGGATCAGGGTGTCGGTGCCGTCATTTACTGCCCTTCGCCTGGTCGACTTTTTGGGTGGTACGGGTGGCGGGTTGAGGTCGGGGAGTGACGCGAAGGGGAGGCCGAGTTCTTTTTCGAGTACGTCGAGTACGCGTGAGATCCCGTCGCCCTGGTCCAAGGTGATCGGGTCGCCAGATTTCAGGGTTGGGTGTCCGTCGGGCCAGGCGTCGGCGAGTGCTTGGGCGTGGCCGTCGACAATGATTCGGGAGATTCGGTCGAGTGTCGCGATTCGCCACGGATCGTCGACGTGTTGCACTTGTCCCGGCCGCTGGCGTCCGTAGAGGGCCGCTGTGGCTTGCTGTGGGGTGAAGGGGTGGATGGGTGTGTATTTGCGGAGCCGGCGTACCTCGAGGGCTGTGTGGAGCGCTTCTGTTCCGGCTTCGAGATCCAGCCAGTGGAGTTCGGCGAGGCCGGAGCCTGGTTGACAGTGAATGATGATTCCGGCCGATTTGGAGACGTTCGGCATGGGTTCACGGATGTCTTGCGAGCCGTCTTTGGCTGGGCCTTGGGTGTAAAGGTTGGAGGCGTTTGCGTAGATGGAGAGCTGGATGGCAAAGCCGAGTCCGCCATATTTGACGGAGCTGCCAGTTTTAAGGTCGGCGATGAAGGTTTCTTCGCCATCGGTGAGGGCAAGGTCGAAGGTTCCAGCTACTTCGATTTCGTCATTCACCACGATGCGTTCGGTCATGCCGTCAACAAAGGACAGTCCAGCATCGGAGAGGGCGGAGAGGATGGCTTCGATGTCGGCCTGGTATGGGTCGGGGGCGATGAACGTGGGGTCTTTGAGGCGACGTTCGAGCAGTCCGTGGACAGCGGTTCCGAGATCCCGTCGGACTGTGGCTCCGCCTGCTTCGGACGCGCGCTTCACCAAAGAGTCCAGCGTCTTTTTGTCGTCTTGTGGGGTGGTGGCGACGAGGGCGACGAGGTCTGGTCGTAGTCCGAGACCGATGGCGGTCATTCGAGAGTTCCAGGCCATGAGACTCGAGGAGTCATCCAGAATCTTGGAAACCGTCGTCGCCCGGGTGTAGCCGACCAGTTTCTCTCCTCGAGGGGGGAGGACTTGGTAGCGGCCCCATCGGTCCCGGCGGGTTTCTTGGATGGGCTGGTTGAGGCTGTTGATTGCTTCAGGGTCTAGCGTTGTCATTTGAGTTTCTCCTGGTCGGGTTGGAGGTTGTTATGTGGCCGTTGTTGTTGTCGCTGTTTGAGCTGCTGGGTGTGTTTGGTATGTGGCAGGCCGGTCGGGGCCGGTGGTGGGGTTGGTTGGTGGTGATGTTGCATTCGTGGCCGTGGGCCATCTACGCCATCGTCTCAAACCAACCGGGGTTCCTCTTCATGTTTGCGATGTGGCAAGTGGTGAATGGTTGGAACTGCTGGTCTTGGTTTCATCGTCCCCGAAGCCTGTGACAGTCGCGCGCATTGCCCGAGATTTGATCGTCCGTTCGTTGCTGAGCCGGCGTTCCTCGACGATGCGGAACATGATTTGATGGTGCAGCTGCTGGACCGCCTCGGCTGTGGACTTTCGGATCTTGGTTTTAGAGATTTGCAAAGCGCGCGCGTCAGGGTTGCCGTTGATGTGGCGGGCGATTTGTGCGCGAGTGCAGCCGTGTTTGAGTAGGTCGTTGATGAGGCGCCAGGTGGGTTTGGCGTCGACGAGTGTTCCGCCAGCTGCTCTGTGTCGGCCGACAGCCAAGATCCGGTCGGCTGTTTTGGGTCGGATGCGAAGAAGTTGCCCTGAGGCGATCTTTTGAATGGTGGACAGGGCCACTCCGGAGGTGGCGTGGATTTGCCGTCTCCCGACTCCTACTTTGCGAAGCCATTGGATGTGTTCTCGAGTTTCGGTGGCGTCAATGAAGATCACTGCTGGCGCTTCGATGCCGTAGGCGACTCGACGTTCTGTTCTGTCTCGTTCTCTGGCGTAGAGTCGATTGGCGATGGTGCAGGGTTGGCAGCGGCATTTTTCGACAACATATTTGGCTCGGGTGCCGTGTTCCCTGGTCATCGTTTGTTCCATTCGGCTCGGAATCGGGCGTTGGAGAGGCGGCATTCTGGGCAGCGGCAGCCGACCGCATAGCGGCGTCTTGTGCCGTGTGGGGCGTTGGGAAGTTTGATTCCCTGTTCGAGCCGATAGGCGCGTCGGTCTTTTTCGGTCATGCCAGCCCAGATTCCGTATCGTTCGGGGTTGTAGGTGACGTATTCGCGACAGTTGTCGATGACTGGGCAGGTTTTGCAGATGGCTTTTGCCCTGTTCATTTGGGTGGTGTCGCCACGGTTCACGAAGAACAGGTCGGTGCGGCCTTTGCACGCTGCCCGGTCGGTCCAAATGTCTTGTAGGTCGGGGTGTTGCTCGGGTTGGTTCACTCGTAGAAGCCGTACTGTTTGAGGGTGGCGTTTTCGGCTTTGAGGTTGGCGATTCGTGCTTCGAGTTCTCGGATCTCTTCGAGCTGTGCGGCGATGATGTCGGCGGCGTCGAGGACGAGTTCGAGGTCGAGTTGGTCGCTTTCTACGAGTGCTGTGAGTTGCTGACAGAAAATGGTGACGTTGGTTTCGGTCATCGGTTCTTTCCTTCGATGAGTGTGATGAGGGTGTCGAGGGTGCAGGTGACGTACCAGGAGGCGGGGTTGCCTTTGCCTCGTCGTTTGTGGATCACGATTCCGGTTTCTCGGCCAGCGTTTTTCGCTTGGATGGCGACGTCGTCGACCCAGCCGGCAAGGTCGAGGCGTGCATGGTTTTTGACTTGGATGGCCGGCCAGTTTTTGTCGGGGACCCAAATGTCGCCACGGTCCAAGGTTGCGCCGGCTGGGACTCGTTCGGCTTCGACACCTCGGACGTTCAGATAGTCACAGGAGGCACGTTCGGCGGCTGACCCTTTGGCCTTGTTTGGGTTGCTCACAAAACGCCTTCGGAGATAACCCAAACCCATCCCATGACCAGGGCGACAATGAGGAGGATTCCGATGAAAGCCAGCGTGTCGGTCACCATTGCCGGTTCCTAACTGGCCAGGCGAAGATCCCGACAGCGACGATGGCGAGGAGGACTGTGAGTCCGAGGACAGGGCCGAGGGCGTCGTGTTGCGCTGTGTTCTCGACGAGGGCTGGGAGAAGCATGAAGGCGGTGAGGCCGGTGAGGAATTGCGCTGTTTGTTTCATGCTGCACCTTTCGGGGTGTGATTGGTCGGGTGGTTGCTGCTGTAGCCGGTGTAAGTGTCGGGGCAGGTTTCCCGATGGTCGAGATATTCCTGGGCGCCTTCTCCGGTGCGGCGAAAGAGTCTTTTGCATTGGAGACAGCGTATGGCGTTTGGTTCGGTCATTGCGGTATCTCCAAGTCTTCTCCGATGAGGACGATGACAGGGGTCCCGGTCGGTGCCGCTGCTCTGAGGGTGTTGGCTTTGCGGATCTGATGGGCGAAGAGGAGAGCTGCTGGGATGAGGCAAATCACAGTCCACATCAGTTCACCTTCGCGATTTCGGCTTCGAGTCCTTCGATGGAGAGTTCGTTGACGTCGGTGTTTTGGATGTAAAGGCGGACGTTGATTATTGCGTGCCAGAAGTTGTCGTCGTTGGCGAAGTCTTGCGGGTGGAGCAGGTTGACGACTGTTTCGGCGAGGATTTCGGCTTGGACGAGGGCTGTGATGTAGAGGTCTTCGATGTGGTCGGCGGGTTCGTATTCGTCGTGGATGTGTTCGACGTTGCCGATGATGGTGGCGTATTCGTCGGTTTTTTCCTCGGCTTGGATGAGTTGGTGGAGGAGGCTGTCGAGTTCTTTGATTGCTGCCATGTCGGGGTTTCCTTGTCTGTTGGCTTTTCTTGTGTGTGGGGCGGCTGCTCCACATGAGAAGTTTTAAAGGACGTTTAAAGGAATGTCAAGGATCTTTTTTTGGGAATGCAGAAACCCCAGCCACGGGGCCTGGGGGAAGGCTGGTGGCTGGGGTTTCCGGCATCCGATTCGGTTGTGGTTCTCAGAGTGCGTGGCGGTTCGCCTCGAGGTTCCATTCGACACCCAGGGGAGGGAGGTGTCGTCGTCGAATCGGGGATCTAAGGAAACGTCTTGAAGGTAGGGACGATGGACGGTGAGTCGGTCGGGCCAATCTTGTCCGAAGCGATAGACGTGAGGACAGAAAGTCCAGCGGCGATGGCAGCGGTGGCGGCCAGTTGCATCCAGTCGAGGCTGAGCCAATCCATTTGGGAGGCGCCTGCCAGGGCGACGAGTGTTTGGGCGAAGGTTTTGATGGCACGTTCTACGAGCTGCAAAACGAAGGATTTGGTGAACATTACGGTTTCCAATCTGGGCTTGGGTATTCCTGCTCATCGGGGTATTCGTGTTCTTCCGGATCGTATTCGTCCGGTTCCTCTTCGGGGCGGGTGAGGGGGATGACGTCGGGTTCGATAGTGATGGTCATTCTTCCTCCTCGTCTACCCATTCTTCCTCATCGTCATCGACGTCGAAAGAGACAGCGATGGTGGCAGGGTTCAGAAGTGATCCGTAGAGGCAGTCCAAATAGCCGGCGGCGTCTGTGATGGAGTCTTTGAGCTGTTCGGCGTTGAAGCCTTCTTCGAGTCCACGCGCAATCCTTCCGAGCTTCATACAGATCATGAAGAGAATGCCGGCGTTGACGTCGATGACATCGTCACCCCAAAGCGAGTTGAAGAGGTTGGTGACGCGTTGGTAATCCTCCCAGGGCGGCCCGTACGCGCGCCCACGGTCGCCATGTACGAGGGCGAAGCCGTCGAGGAGGATTGAGGGCCAGGCGGCGTCGAAGTATTCGTCGACTTCGGGTTCTTCCATGTCGGGTCCTTATGCGGAGTGGATGTGTAGGTCGCCCCAGCCTCGAGGTCCGTAGCCGGTCCCGATGCCGAGGGTGAGAAGTCCAGCGGGTGAGTTTTGGCCGCTCATGTCAGTCCACCATGAAGAGCCACCATCCATCGCGGGTGCCTGCATGAAAGTCCGACCAGAAGTCTCTGAACAGATGAAATGGTGATAGTGGCCGGTGATGAGGATGTCGGCGTCGGCGATTGGCTGGCGTCCCATAACCTGGCCTTTCCACCAGTTCTCAAGTTTGGCGGCTGGATGACCGGAGGCGCCGGCTTTGTGGCCGTGGGCGAAGGCGACTGGGATTCCAGCGATGTTGAGGACCAGGTTGTTTCCTGAGGCGAGGACGGTGGTGCAGCTGCCGTAGCGTTCCTCATTCGCCTGGAGGATTTCGGCAACCTGCTCCACGACAGCCAAATCGTCGTTGTCGGTGGTGCGAGTGAAAGATTTTCCGTTCAAACGGTTTTCGCCATGGTTGCCAGGAACAGCAGCTAGGACGATCCGTGGGGCGAGGCCGAGGACGTTGTCGACGGCTCGGAGGATGAGCCGGCGGGCGAGGCGCATTTGTTCACGCCTGTCCAAGTCGACGTTGAAGGTTTGGCCGGGATAGTGGCCGGTGCATTGCTCGACCAGATCGCCGAGGCCGACGAGGTAGACAGTGTCGACTGGTCGTCCTGCTTTTTTGAGTTCTTTGATTCGGGCTGGCAGATAGTCGAGGGTGCGGCAGATTCTTTCCACGGTTTCGGGGGTGCCGCCATTTGGCTCCCCAGCCTTTCCGAGCTGCCAATCGGCTATGAGGACGACCAAGGCTCGGTCGGGCCTCTCAGGGCCTTTCAGGGGCTTCACAGGGCGCCTCTTCTCCACTAGGCGGCAGAGAGCGTCCACATCAGGTCGGTCATAGTCCAGTTCACGCGCGCGCAATGTCGCCCGGTAATAGCGAAGCCGCCGGCCGTCATGAGTGTCCCAGGCGCGTACTTGGACCGATCCTTCGACCACTTCAGTGGTGAGCGGATCCAATCCCCAGTCGGCGACGAGTTCAGACCACACCCCTGTTGTCGGGTCGGCCTCGAGGGGTGGGGTGGTGAGGGTTCCTTCTCGACCGTTCCATGCGACGCCTGGTTCCCAGCCTTGCGGATGGTTTCGTCGGGGCCGTGATCCTGCCGCTACTTCGTCAGCGAACGAGGCAGTTTCGTCGGTGTTTTCGGATTGAGTCGCCACGGATCTCCCATCCTCTCCGCTTCATTGCCCTAGAGATTGCCTCTGCGTTCCAGGACTGGTCGGCGAGGACTTCGTTGACTTCGCCACGGGTTTTTGTGTCCATGTTTTTCAGTAGAACACAGAGTCGACATTCGATTCCGGAGGTTCGGGTTTCTTCTCGGACGTCGTCGGCAAAGCTCATTTGCGCCACCATGGGGTTCGAGTTGTCATGCGGTGCAGGACGATGTGGTCGTCAAGCCGGTCGGAAACAGTTTCGACTCTCTCGGCGGTGGAGTCAACCTTCTTTTCGATGCGGTCGAGTTTCAGCGAGTTCTCGGAGTGTTCGTCGGTGTTGATTCGACGGGTTTTCCGTGACTGCCAAATGACTCCGGCGAAGGCTAAAAGTCCGGTGACGGACGCGGCGATGATCGGTTCCCACTGCATGACATGAACACCCCTGCCGGTTAGTTGCCGAGTCGGCGAAGGTCGTTGACTTTGAACCAGTCACACCAAGGGCCAGTCGAAGGCGCTGCCTGGAATGATCCGTAAAGTTCGCCATAGGCGGCGAGGGTGACACAGAGACGGCCGTCAGGGGCTTTCTCGGCGACAAGGTTGGAGCCGGCAATGCCAGGCTTCAGTTCCATCCAAGGACCGATGACACCACCAGGCGTTCCGGACCAGCAGGACACAACCTGTCCGCCTTCTGTGAGGGCGATGAATTCGTCACGGCCGTCTGTGTTGATGAGGTGGAACATATCCCGGTCCTTTGCGTTGGTGGGAGTCGGTGTAGGAGCTGTCGAATATGGTGGCCTAGCAATCTCAGCCATGCCACCACCATCGAACGGAAACCACAGGTCTTTCACTTTGGAGCCGCTGACATTGCCGTTTCGGGTCCATGCGCCGGTTTCGGTGAGGCCGATGATCATGGCGACATGGTCATAGCCGCCAGGTGTGGATCCCCATTCGAAGGCGACGAGGTCGCCTGGTTGGGCTGTGCGGATGTCGTAGGAGTTGCGGCCTTGGCTTCGGTATTCGTCGAAGCAGGCGGATACCCATGCGAAATGTGTGGGGATGCCACATTCGGAGAGGGCCATGGATTGAAAGGCCATACACCAGGCCGTTCCTCGAGCCAACGGATACCAGGCCCACGTCTCGTCGCCACCATCACCAAGGCGCGCGCCTTCAAAGTCGAGAACCTGCTGAGCAGTCGTCACTTCGACTCCTCGGCTGGGTTGGGTTCGTCGGCTGGGGCTTCGAAGTAGGGGATGAGGCCGGCTTCGTCAGGGTTCGGGATGTTCTCGAGCTGCTCCTCGGGATTCATTAGACGGGCGCTCCGGACGGACCAATGTCGGTCATCGTGATTAGCGCCGGGGAGGCTGTGCCGTTTGAGTTCATGCGGCCAGTGCCACTTGATCGTTGCATTGTGAGGAAGAGGCCGTTGCTTGATGCCGTCGAAAGCGTTGTTGAAAACGAAAAAGCCAACGGTGTGTAGTTGTTCAGCGACGTCGAGACGACCTGAGCCATTAGAGACGTGCCAGTCAGACTGCCGTTTCGCAATCGAAAAGTGAACTGCGAAGCAGAGGCGACATCGTCATAGCAAGAAGTAGAGACGGTAAAGAGGTAGCGGCGGTTAGCAATAGAGCTAAAGCTTGCCGTACTGGTAACCGTGATCTCGGTAGTTCCAGAAGTCGTGACCACGCCTGCCGACTGCGTTACCGAAGCCATCCAGCCCCACGGAGCATTCCAGCCTGGGCCTTTACGCCAGGACGTGCCGTTGTAGGTGTAGAGGCCCTCGTTGGCGTCGTTGCTGCCAATGTAGGCGACCATGCCGTCTTCTGGGGCGGTGACACTGACGTCTCTGGACCCAGTTGATACAAACGACATGACCGACTGTTCCATGAGGTAGTTGTTGACGTCTGAGGCGGTGAGGACCGATGCTGCTGTGAAGTTTTTGAATCCGCTACCCATGATGGTCTCCTAGTAGGCGAGTCTGTCTGTGTCGAGGACGCCGAGTGTTGCTGAGTCTAGAACGAATGGCGCGTTTTCTAATGTTGGCGAAGTAGTAAAGGTAACCACCCAGTTGTCTCGAGTGATGGAATGTTTGATTCCTTCGATGATTAGAGTTTTGCTGATTTGGGCGCCGATGTCTTGTGGGGTGCGTTCCACTGTGATCCGGTCGCCGATGTCCAAAGTGACACAGGGGGATTGGTAGGCGACAGCTCGACGAGGGTTTACTGTGAGCTGGTCGATTCGCATTTGCGGATCTTTGTATTGCTGGAGTTTGTAGAGAGCAGTATTGGCGACGAAGTAGCCGTCGTCGGCGATGAAGTTGCCGATGTTCAAAGTTTTTTTGAAGTATTTGCCTTGGCTGGTGGTGTCCGAGGCGGTGAAGCTAGTGCCGTTGGGCTGAGTGACGATGATTTCGTTGTAGATGTAGCGGTCGTCATAGGTGAGGGTGATATCGGAGTATTTGATTTCTCCGACGCCAGGATTGTCAGAGAAGGTTGCTTGAGAGGTGACGAAGTTTCCGGACCCTTCGGCGTTGCGGTCGACGAATTTGATTTTGCCGTCGACTGACATGAAGAGGCGGCCTTGTTCAGCGGTTTCCACTTCTTTCAGGGCGTCGAGGAGTCCTTTGCCTGTGGTGTTGATTCCGAGGACTGTGGTGTCGCCTGTTCCGAGGTCGAATCCGTCGGACGGCCAACCGGTGAGACCGGCGAGTGTGGTGATTCGTTGGTCTGTGCGGGTTCCTTGTAGGTAGGTTCCGATTCCTGCTTGGTATTGGGCGAGAACGTCGGAGGCTGTGAGCTGGTAGTTGTTGTAATAGGCGAGGTGCTGGATTTCGCCTTTGTAATACAGAGTGAAGTTGTTGGCTGCGACGGTGCTTTTGGAGATTGGATATCCGATGGTGTCTTTGTCGTAGTAGTTGAAAGTGTCGTAGACATAACTTCCGGAAGCTGAGAAAGAAGTGGCGTCGACATATGTGGTCGGAGTGCTTGGTGCTGTGACGTTTGTGAGAACCACATAGTGTGGTTTTCCATCATTGACTTGAATGGTTGTTGTTGTTTGGTTGACGTTGAGAACTCCACCTCCTGTTTGAGTGAATGCTGCCTCAACAGTGCCAACTCCATTGGCATCAACGACCATTCCGAAATGGACTGAGTACGTCCCCCAGCCATGATTGAAAATGGCATATCGGCCAGGTGCCGTTTCGGTGCTTCGAATCCAAAGTCCGACGGAATAGGAGGTCGTCGCGTCTGACAAAGGATTTTTTATTTTAAGGAATTTGGTTCCATCTAGAGCGGAAGATTTGGCCGGATCGTTCACAATCATTTCGTCGGAGGAAATGCAAAATGAAGGAGTGTCGGTTGTAGTTGCCCATTCTGCCGAAGTTGCCGACCAGCTGATGATCTCGAAGGCGTATTGGCTGCCGTTGAAGTCGGCGAGGGGATACCAGGCGGAAGGAATCGCGCCGAAAGAGATGGCGGTGGTAGTCCAATACGACCTCAGTTTGAATTCGTTGAGGACTTTAAAAGCGTCGCTGGCGGTAACTGTGACAGTGGCTTCGTTTGGGTAAGAATACGACTGGGGCCACTGGTCGATGAATCCGAAGAAGATGGAGCGAATAGTGCCGCCGGCTGGGGTCACTCGGATTCGGATGGGGCGGAGTGGTGTCAGTTTCCCGTAGTAGGTGCCGGCTGTGTTTTCAGGGTCGAAGAGTCGGGTTCGGTTGTCGAGCAATACTTGGCAGGAACCGGCCGAATAGGTGTCGAGTTCGTTGGAGCGTCCCCTCGAGGTCGACAGCTCGCGAACGTATTGAGTCACATCGGTCCAGGTGATGGAGGCGAGTGTTGAGTTGATGGGGACGGTGCCGGAGCCGGCAGTGGTGGAGAAACCGATTTCGACGGTGACAACCATTCCGTCTTCGAGGGTTGATGGCATTAGCTTCTCCAGCCTGGTCCGGAGCGGCGTTCGTAGGAGGAGATAGCTTCAACGATTGTTTGTCCGATGGCGGCTTTGTCGGCGGTGGGGGAGACGTTGACGTTGATGGTCACATTCCCTCCGCCACTGCCACCCATTCCTCCGCCAGCGTTGGAAAGAAGGGCCTTGTTAGTCGAGAAGGCGTCAATGATTCGACCGTAGCCGGAGGGGATAAACAGTTCTGGGCCTTTCTCGCCGACCATGTAAGGAGTGCCGGCATCGACAGGACCACCAGTAGCTCTTCCTGGGATTCTTACCCCAATGCCCACATTGGGGTTGAGTCCGAGGATTTCTTGGATAGTTCTTTTGATGCTGTCTAACTTCCTCTGTGCTTCGTATGTTTCAGCATCAACAGTGACAACAGGTTTCGCCAGCGACATCAAATAAAATTGCGTACCAAGATCGGTAAGTCTCTTTCGCAGTGGACTGTCGGGGGCAAGTGTTTCGGCCAGTTCAAAGTACTTTCCGGCCGTAATGCCTGCCGATTCGGCTGTCGTAAGTGTTTTACCGTTCAATAATGCTGCGGCTGCGGCAGCATCAACAGCCGCCTCTGCCTCATTTTGGTAAGCCTTGAGAAGATCCAGACCCTCTTGGGTGCGTTCATCCGCTGTCAAAGAACCGTCAGAAAGACTCTTGTTGTATTCCTGCAACGCTTTCCGACTGTTGATCTGGGATTCTTCCAAAGAAATGTTGGCGCCGAACAAATCGTTTGTCGCGCCATAAAGATCCTCGAGGGCCTTTGTTGCTTTGTCGGCTTCGCTTGCTTGTGCGCCAAACCCTGCACCAAGATCGTCGACAACTTGATTGGCGAACTGTTGCTCAGAAGTAGCTTCGCCGAGACTGACGCGCAATCCATCAAGATCACGAACAAGCCCTTCAAGACTGTCGCCTGAATAGCCAGCAGCTTGACCGGTCGATAGAAGTTCAAACTTCGCTCTTACGAGTTCAGCTGCTAGAGAGTTTCCGCCTTCTGCCAATTGGTCAAGAGTCGTCAGAAGAGTCCTGCCGCCATCATTAGACTCATTTGCGACTCTTACCAACTCGTCAAGTTCTTCTGAAGAGCCTGTGACGGCTTCAGCAAGTTTTTGGAAGTTTGCTGTCGGAAGATCCTTGAATGACTGTTGTGTAGCGAAGTCTTGGGCGATAACTGACCGGATGTTCTCTTCGAGGCTTTTCGTGTTGTTTGAAATTGCTTCGGTGAATGATTCAACGCGAGCGTCATTCTTGGCAGATTCTTTAGCTGCTGCTGCTTGGTTGTCAGAAAAAACTTTGTAGACAGCAGCGCCTGCAATCATCACAGCAATTAGCGGTCCCATTGAAAGGGTCGCTGCACCAGCAGCAGTCGAAGTGGCTGCTGTCGTCGTATTTAAAGAGGCGATTGCGCCTTGAGTGCCTACTGCGGACAGCGCTGCTTTTTCTAGTGTCGCTGGCAACAATTTTATAGCGGTAACGGCTGCTGTGACGCCGGAATAAATTTGTGGTCCTACCAGGGCGACGCCTGTTAGGGCGATGACTCCGGTTTGAACTGGTCCTGGTAGAGCCGAGAAGGCTTGGGCGACAGCTGAGACGACTTCTTGGATTTTGGTGTAGATGGGAAGAAACGATCTGCCTAGATCGGCGGAGGCGTTTTTGGTATTCGCTGAAGCGATGGCTGCTTGTCCCGAAGCAGTAGTTGCTTCACGTCCAAACTGTCCTTGGGCGAACGCTGATTTTTCCGTAATGAGTGCTAGGGCTGCTTGGCCTTTGGCGAGGGTTGACACGTTGGAAGCGTTATCGGCCAAGCCCATGGAGACGGCTTTTGCTGCGATGTCTGAAGCTTTGAGGGCGATGCCGAAACGCTCCAGGGGGTCGAACTCGCCTCGAAGTGCAGCTCCTAAAGCGGTGACGGCTTCATCGGTGCTTCCGCCGAGTGTGGCGGCAAGGTCGGCGCCTGTTTGAGTGAGGAACACTGCCTGTTGAGCGGCCTCCCTAGAAGATAGTCCGAAGCCTTTGAGTGATGCTCCGAGCCGGCTGGTGAGTGTTCTGGCGGCTTCTTCGGAAAGGCCGGCTAGGTTGGCGGCTTCTTTTGCGAATTTGTTGATAGGTCCGGCAGCGTCTTCGAAGACAGCAGCTGTTCCTCCGACTGCCTGTTCAAGATTGGCGGCGGCGTCGACCAGCTTTTGGGCGCCATAGAGAACAGCGCCTCCAAAGAGGGCGTTTCGGAGGATGTCGCCAGACTTCTTAGCGTTGTCGCCGAATCCAGCGATTTTACTTTCCGCTTTTTGAAGTTCTCGGGCGAGTTGCGAGGAATCGCCGACAATGGCAACTCTGACTCCGCTTTTGTCACCAACAGCCATCTGGGCCTCACTCGTCCCAACGCTTAGCGTCCGGACCGTATTCGGCGGATTCTCTGCGTCTTGTTTGAACTTCGAACATTGCGTCGAGGTAGTGGTCGGGTTCCTCTAAAAGTACGGACATGGAGATACCCGAGTCAATCGCCAGCGCTGCTATAGCGAGGGTGAAGAACTCGGGTCCGTAGGGGTTTCTTCTTCTTCTTCCGAAAGAATGTCAACCCCATCAACGGTTTCCATCCATTCGTCGAAGTCGGGAATGTCTGTGCTGATTCGTTTTTCTGCACACCATCCGAAGAACCACAGATGTTCGGTGTAAATGCCGCCATCTGAGAACAGACTGGAGACTGGCATTTTGAACTGTCGTTCGAACTTGACGGCGTCGACCTTGCGGCCTGGTGCTTCGACGAGGGTTCCGTCTTGGTGTGTGATTCGGTATTTTGCGAACATGGCGGGCTGTTCCTTTATCGGAGGGCGGATTGAACTGCTTTGTCGACTGCTCGGCCAGCGGCCTCGACGAGTCGGTCTTGTGTCTGTCTGATACCTGGGTAGACGTAGCGTCCATACTTCACGATCGGTCGGACGATTGTTTGGTTTCTGCCAGGGCCACGGTTTCTAAGTGTGCCACCAAAGTCCAGCCACCCAAAGTATGGAGCGAAGGATGACTTGCCGCCGGCCACAACGTAGAGGGTGTTTCCGCCTGCCCTTGCTTTCAAAGTGAACTGGGCGCGTCCGGAAATCTTGGGGACCCTTTGCATGATGGCCGGAAGGGTGTTGATGATGATGGCGGCTTTGAGGTCTTCGCGTAGGACCGGGACGAGGTCCGGATGTATCTTTCGCAGATACTTCCGGACCTCGGCCAGATTGCTGATGTAGACCCCAGCCGGTAAAGCCACTAGCCGTTCTTGGCGATAGTGCTAGCTGCGCGCCAGCTGCCCGAAACGGTGATGGGGCCGTCGACCGGTGAATCGACTGAGAAGTCGAAGAAGCCGGTTCCGTACCAGTAGACGTTCGGAGCGTTGGTGATGTCTGGGTACAGGTAGAACTTGCGGGCGTCACCATCGACAGCGGCCGTGTAGGACTGGGCGGTTGCGTCGTCGAAGTAGCCGGAGAAGCTGCCCTGAGCGTCAGGAAGGCCCGAAACATAGACCTTGTTTGTGTCGCCGAATGAGGTGACTTCAGCGGTGTCGACAGCGAACTCTGCTGACCACTGCTTGAGGAATGCGACGGATGAGGGATTCGCTGCTGAGGTAGCGATTCCGAGGTAAAGGCGACCGTTACGGCCGTGGCGACGTGCCATTGGTTTCTCCTTGGGGAGTTGGTGGGGTCTGGGGTTCTCCGGTCACGTCGGGATGCTCGGGAGAGCTGCTACACATTCCAGCAGATGCCGGACATTATTGTCGAAAGTTCGGGTGGCGATTGCGTTTCGTGCCTCGAGTGCGACTGTTTGCCGTTCTGCCGGATGGTTCAGCCACCATCGTAGTTTCTCTCCGAACTCTTCGGGTGTTTCGAAGGTGGGCAACATGGAAAGAATCTGGTCGGATTCGGGGCGGGGTTCTCGGAGAAAGAAAGTTCCTGTGGCGGCGAGTTCCACTTCGCGTGGACCCATTGCCCAGCCTTGGTCATGGCCGGCGGCGCCTTCCTTGCGGTAAAGGTTCGCCGAGGTGTGGACTGAGGAATACAACTCGACTGTGTGTTCGTTGGGGAAACAGCCGGTTTGTTCGTGGATGAGGAACTGTTGGAGTGGTGACTGGTCGTCGAGTGCCTGCCAGTTTCCGGCGAAGGCGACGTCGATTCCGGTCCAGTCGACTTGTTCGAAGAAGTTGATTCGGGAGGGGAAGGCGGTTCCTACCCATCCGAAGTCGGCTCGGAGATCGTCGGAGACTGGGTGGCGGTAGTGGATTTCGGGGTCGTATGCCTGGGGGATGTACCAGGTGTTGGGTTGGGTTTGGCGGAATGTGTCGAGGTTGGTGGGGTCGTTGATGAATGCGGCGTCGGCCCTGGCAGCGATGGGCTGTTGTGAAGGATCCTCATACGGGGATTCTGTGAGGATGACAGCGATTCGGATTCCTCGAGATCGGATGATGTCGAAAGTTTCGGGTGGGACGAGGAAGGCGGAGGTGATGATGACGAGGTCGGGCCAGAAGTCGAAGCAGGTGGCG